ATATAGAGACTGGCGAATTCCAATAAAGTGTTTTGAATAAAGTATTGATATTTATTACTAGATAAAAATAATATAAATGGCCGAAACACTTATTAGCCCAGGAGTTTTCTTGAATGAAAACGATTTGTCACAAATAACAGAAGGACCAATAGCTGTTGGTGCAGCTCTCATAGGACCTACTGTAGTTGGACCTGTAAATATTCCAACAGTAGTTACTTCATATTCAGAATATAAAGCTCTTTTTGGAGCTGCTTTTGTTTCTGGTGGAGCTAACTTCGAGTACTTAACTAGTATTGCAGCATTAAACTACTTTGATCAAGGTGGAGAATCTCTTCTTGTTACAAGAGTTGCTACAGGATCATGGACTCCTGCATCAGCTAGCATAAATACTCCAACTTCAACTACATCATTCGTACTAGAAACTCTTTCTGTAGGAGCTGTAATGAATAATTCAGGCAGTATTGTATCTGGATCTAATGGAGCATTGGCTTCTGGATCTTCTGCTAACGTTCGTTGGGAAGTAACTTATGCAGATTCTGGTTCAGGAACATTTAGTATTATAATTCGTCGTGGTGATGATGATAATAATAGTAAGACTATTCTTGAAACATGGAATAATCTCTCTTTAGATCCTAATCAAAATAACTATATTGCTTATGTAATTGGAGACCAGACCCAGACTGTTCGTACTGATTCAACAGGTCTACCATTCTTACAAATAACCGGATCTTATGAGAATAAGAGCAAGTATGTCAGAGTTAAATCTGTAAACTTACCAACTCCAGGATACTTTAATCAAGCCGGTCTTCCTCAAGCTCAGTTTACAAGTTCACTTCCTGCTGCAGGTTCAGGTTCATTTAATGGATCATTTGCAGGTGCGAGCGGAACAATACTTTCTACAGCAGCAGTAAACTTATTTGAAAATATACCTAGCGTACCTTCTACAGCAGCAACTGTAACAACTAATATTCAAGGACTATTCCCTACAGATTATACAACTGCGATTAACTTATTAGCTAATCAAGATGCATATAAGTACAATGTAATATATACTCCTGGATTAACTATACAAAATGCAGCTGCTACTATAAATAGCATGTTAAGTATTGTTCAAGATCGTGGTGATGCTATCGCAGTAATTGATACAGTTGGTTATGGAGCTTCTATAAGCACTCCTATAGCTCAAGCTTCTGGATATGATAATTCATATGCAGCAACATACTGGCCATGGTTACAAGTTAGAAGTCGTGAAACTGGTAAAGTAAACTTTGTTCCTGCTTCTACATTAGTACCAGCTGTTTATGAGTATAATGACAAAGTATCTGCAGAATGGTTTGCGCCAGCAGGTCTTAATAGAGGTGCTCTAGCAACAGTGCTTCAGCCAGAAAGAAAATTAACTGTAAATGATCGTAACCTTCTTTATCAAGGTAAGGTTAATCCGATCGCTAGCTTCCCTGGAGCTGGAACAGTTATCTATGGTCAGAAGACACTTCAACAAAAACCATCTGCACTTGATCGTGTAAATGTAAGACGTTTGTTGATTGCTCTTAAGGCTTACATTGGTGGTATAGGTGAAACAATCGTGTTCGAACCTAACACTCAAGTAACTCGCAACAAATTCTTAAACCAAGTTAATCCATACTTAGAATCAGTACAACAAAGACAAGGTCTTTATGCATTCCAAGTAGTAATGGATGAAACTAACAATACACCAGATGTAGTAGATCGTAACCAATTAGTAGGTACAATTTACTTGCAACCAACAAAGACTGCGGAATTCATTCAACTTGACTTCAACATTCTTCCAACTGGTACAACATTTGGCCAATAAAATAAAACATAGGTAAGATGAACGATAATACAATATTAAGAATCAAAGTACCTGCTCACCTATACGAAAGTGTAAAAGAGCAGTTGACTTTGAATGAAGCTAAAGGAAAAGCTCACTACGGTGCCGGAATGGAAGTAGTAAAAGAAAAGAAAGCAAAGCCGGTTAAAGATGGTATGCATAAAGTAGAAGAAGGCGGTGGAGTTGGTG